CATTCGTGAGATGATACCCGGTGCTAAACTAACTATCATTGGCGGTTATTACCGCATGCGATCAGATCATGCACCTGACCAGCAAGAGATCGAATGGCGCGAGATGGTAGCTAATAACCCTGATATTAACTTTACAGGTGTTATTAAGCAATCTGAGATCGCTGACATTCTCTGCGATGCATCTTACATGATTTATCCAGCTGACTTCCCAGAAACCTTTGGCATTTCTACTCTAGAGTCGCTATATTATAATACGCCTGTTATTACTTGTTACTTTGGTGCTCTAGAAGAGACTGCATTTGATGCTGCTTGTTATAAGCTACCTTATTGCGTAGTACCTAACGGGCTCTTCCCTAATATCAATCAAGATGAGCAGGCCGAAAGATTTGTTCAGCTTACAATGGAAGCATATAATAACAAGTATCTACATCAGCAAAAGATGTATGCTTGTAATGCTGTCAAAGATATCAGCGGTTGGGATTCAGTTGCTCTACAATGGAAACAGCATATCTTCAAGAAGCTCGGTCAGTTTATGCCAGTAGATGAGTACCGTAAAGCTCAAGAAGTCAACTATAAAGTACGTAAGACATTCGGTAGACGCTTTGTCAATGATGAAGAAGTACAACCTCTAAAGCACAGCGAACAAAAGCGCATAGGTATTCTTACTGCAGTATACAATGCTGAGACTTATATTGAGAAGTGCATACGATCTGTTGCAGCTCAAGACTATGATGAATATCATATGTACATTATTGACGATGCATCTACAGATAATACAGTTGCTATTGCGCGCAAAACAATCGCCTCACTACCTGGTAATTTGAGCTGGCGGTTTACAGTTTTAGAAAACGATCATAATGTCGGAGCAGTAGCAAACCATTATCGCATACTAGATGACCTCGGCACTGATAATATTTACATGATTCTTGACGGAGATGACTGGTTAGTTAATGACCCTAACATCTTCCATCGTTATAATAATCTCTATCATGACGGTGCAGAGTTTACATATGGCTCTTGCTGGTCACTAGCAGATAATATTCCGTTAGTTGCGCAGCCATATCCACCTGAAGTTAAAGCAGCAAGAGATTACCGTAATTATAAATTCAACTGGGGCATGCCTTATACCCACTTACGTACATTCCATGCTAAACTTGTAAGAGATCTAACTGAAAATGATCTCAAAGTGTATGGCCAATGGCCAAAAGCAGGTGGAGATAATGCCCTATTTTACTATCTTATTGAAAAAGCAGATCCAGAGAAAGTTGTTTGTGTGACTGATATTAACTACGTTTATAATGATACAAACCCATTAAACGATTATAAAATTAACGGTGATGAGCAGAATAGAACTGCTGCAGCTATTACTAATCGTAATCAGAACAGTAAGCAGTATACGGTAGTCGTACCTACAATGTGGAAGTATGAGCCGTTTAAAGCTTTTCTAAACGATCTGCTTCAGCATGAGAATGTTGGTGAAGTTATTCTAATTGATAACGACCCTAGACTAACCCCACATAATCTTCCTAACAACAGTAAGCTTCGCTATAAGACTTTTGGTACAAACATCTTCGTTAACCCAAGCTGGAACTGGGGAGTAGAGAATGCTGCATTTGATTATGTCTGTATTCTTAATGACGATATGAAGTTTGATCTCAATGTACTTGAAGATCTGAAGGCTACCTTAGAAGATCCTAATACAGGCGTTTGTGGTATTATCCCTGGAGTTGCGCAATATGGTCAGCCTCCTGTAACAGATGGTAACTATAGTATTGTTCCATGGGCACCTGATATTCATCAGTTCGGCTATGGTTGTTTGATGTTCGTTAATAAGAACAGCTGGACACATATTCCTGATGATCTTAAGATGTACTATGGTGATTACTTTATCTTTGATACATTCTTAGCTTCAGGTAAGACTAACTATTGTATTCTTAATATGAAGCATGAAACGCCTTACGCGCAGACATGCGAACCTCTCTATATTGAAGATGCTAATCGTATGAAAGCACTACAAGAGAAAGAAGGGCTGATCTATGAGAGTGTTAAACATAATATTTGGCATAAGCCTGTTGTAGAGGAACCAGCGGTAGAAATGCCACGTGAGAAGACTATTCTAATTGCTATTCCTACTAATAAGAATATCGAAGCAGCTACGTTTAAGTCTATCTTTGATCTTAAAGTACCTAAAGGCTATAAGACTCAATTCCAATACTTCTACGGTTATCAGATAGATCAAATTCGTAATCTAATTGCTGAGTGGGGTAAGGGTCATGATTATCTTTTCTGTGTTGATAGTGATGTAGTACTACCAGATGATACACTACTGAAGATGATTGGATGGGATAGAGATATTGTTTCTGGTCTCTATATTCAACGCATTCCAGGTACCCACACTCTAGAGATCTACGAAGATAATGGTAACGGTGGTGTTATTAATATTCCATGGGAGAATATTAAGCTTCGTATCGGTCTGATGGAAATTGCTGCATGCGGTTTTGGATGCGTTCTCATTAAGAGCGAAGTGTTAAAGGGTATGGAATATCCTCACTTCGTGTATCGCTCTGCTCTAAACCATGCCCATACCTATTCAGAAGACGTTTACTTCTGTCAGAAAGCTCGTGAAGCTGGCTTTAAGATCTATGCTGATACTACTATTCTATGCGATCATGTTGGAAGTACTTCATTCAAAGTACAAGATGAAAAGCCCAAGTCTGTAATCGAGTATATTAGAGATGAAGATCGTCTCCCTAAAGAGCAAGTAGAGTATCTACATTCTATTTCAGATCTAAAACCTAAAGTAGTCTATGATATTGGCGCATGTGTTCTTCACTGGGAACGTCATGCTAAGGCTGCTTGGCCAGATGCTAAGTTCGTTCTATTTGATGGTGAGCCTGGCGTAGAACGTATTCTTATGGATTCAGGTCATCAATACCATATCGGCCTTCTAACAGATAAGGATGGCCGTGAGGTTGACTTCTATCACTGGCTCGAGAATCCAGGCGGTAATTCCTACTAGGTAATTCCTACTATAAGGAAATCACACCAGGTTGGGATGAGTATGGATTTAAGAAGACAGGCTATACTCTAGATACTATCGTTAAGCATAATAACTTCCCGCTACCCGATCTAATTAAGCTAGATGTACAGGGCGCTGAGATTGATGTACTTAAGGGTGCTAAGATGTGCCTTGAGCATTGCACGGATGTTATTCTAGAAGCTCAGCATAAGACCTATAACGAAGGTGCACCTCAGGTAGATGATGTACTTAAGTTTATGGATGATCTTGGCTTTGAATTAGTTGCTAATATCAACCGAGTAGAGTTTGACGGCGATTACCACTTTAAAAAAAAGAGTATAAAAACTGAACCTGTATATTATCAGGGGTCATACGGACCTACTAAAGCATTTGTAATCAGAACTGCTAATGATCCTCTTTCAAGTGAATATGCTGATCAAGCAGAAGAGTCTTGTCGTCAAGTAGGTATTGAACCTGTTAGATGGCATGGATTCAACAAAAATAATTTTGATATTGCAACTCTATCTAAAGCTACAGGTATACAATTTGGTGATATGGATATTGGCGCTGCATGCGCATCAGCTTCGCATTACAATGTATGGAAGGGTATTGCAGAGCTCAATACTAATGACCCGGTAATTGTTCTAGAACATGATGCATTAATGCTGCAGCCTATTCAAGCAAATGCGCCTCTCAATTGGGATGGTACAATTATTGCATTAGGTTATAAGCTCAATGACCCATCTAAGTATGACCATATTGCTGCAGGGGTACCTAATCTAGTAGTTCCACGTAAGCGTCATTCAGGTGCTCATGCTTATATGATTACTCCGAATACAGCGAGAGCCCTTCTCAAAGAATTAGCCGAGAAGGGCTCGCAGAGAGCTATTGATAATTTCTACTTTATGCGGGTAAATGATCCCGGTGATACTGAATCAGATATTCCATTATCACTTATGGTACCTACTCCTGCCATCGGTTGGCTACGTAAGTCTACTATCTGGGCACAACCATCAACGTTAAATTATGATGTACACGAGTCTTTTAGTACTCACCACAGTCAATAATACCGTTGAAGTAAGCAGCTGTATTAGCTTCACCAGGGTAGTTACGCTCTGTAAAGGATACGCTGTTAATAACCATAGAGGTACCAGCGATGACTGAGTTACCAGCTTGTGTGTTTGCTATGAAGAAAGCACTACCGGTTTCGTTAATTCTCATCCATTCTTGTGAGAATGAGATCTCGTTATCTGAACCATCTTCAGGTGCACGTCCGAACTTAAGTTCACGAACGTCTTCATCCCAAGCAATTGCAACGTTATAGTTGGTAGTATTAGATGCAGCATAACGCTGCATTACAATACCAATGTCATTTAAAGGGGTAACTTGACCATCATTAAGTCTAATTACAGCATCTTTAACTGTAAGGTTTTCAGTATTAACAGTTGTAGTTGTACCTGAAACAACTAAATTACCTGTAATAGTAAAATCTTTAACAGTATTAATTGCTGCTCTGAATACTGACCCGTCGCCAGTCTCAATAACGAATGTGTTATTACCTGAATTATAATTATAATCGGTTACACCGGCAACCGCGCTGAATGAAATAGCATTAATGCGTCCATACTGATCAACAGTAATAACAGGAATTTCAGATGCGCTTCCATAGGTTCCAGGTGTAACACCTGTATTAGAAAGCCCTGCATTAAGAGCGTAATCAGCGTAAATAGCTGAGTTTACATTAAGCGTACCTTCAGTCTTACCATATGCGTGTGTAGCATTGTTAGCAGTAAAAGCAAAGTTAGCATCACCAGCAAATGAAGCGAAGTTAACCGAAAGGTTTTCTTCACGCTTACCATATGCAAAGGTCGAGTTGTTTGCTAATGTGGCTAGATTAGCAGTATTAGATACCCCTGCAAGACCAGCGTACTGTACCTCTAATGAACCTTCTGTCTTACCATAAGCATAGGTTGCATTGTTAGCTAGGAACGCAAAGTTAGCATCACCAGCAAATGCAGCGAAGTTAACCGAAAGGTTTTCTTCACGCTTACCATATGCAAATGTAGCATTGTTAGATGTGATTGTAGCAATGTATGCAGCGTTAACTGATAGTATTACCTCTTCACCTTGGCCGCCACCAGTAAGCCCGGTACCTGCAATTACTTTAGTTACACCGTTAGCCCAGTAAATGGTATTACCGTTTGTGAATAAAACTTGCCCGTTCGATCCACGGCTACTGTTAGCCCAAAGAGTTGTAACATAGAGATTTTGTACGTTAAGTAATGGATCATCATTGTATAACTTAACGTCATACTTACCCGTCGCCGAGTTGTAAATAAACATTGAACCTTCTTGTTTATTTACAACGTTAACGTCGTCAAAGTCCTCAATTGAACGGAGTTCGCGAATCTGATTCTTAACAGTCATAGGGGCTGTCGATGTAATTCGACCGCCTTCTTTTCTAACTGTTATAGTAAAATCAGATTTGCTTGTGAATACATTAGACATTATCTTGATACTCGCGGATTAATGGTTACAATACCTTCCACGATTCTTGAAACAACACTAGTATTCGAGACAAGGACGCAGTCATAGACATATCGACCTGATGCTATATTAGCTGTATTTGCTGCAGACATAGCCAAAGTAACCTCGCCTGTATTCGCGCTAACGATTACATTGAAGTCATATTTTCTTGATGATGTGTAGTATTTACGTAACTGCGCCTGACCAGTAAATCCTGTCAGAGCAATTGCTGTGGTGTTCGCGTCACGGACGTTAATGGTGACTTCGAAGTCTGTCCCTTGATCGATTACAATGTTACTTTTAATAGCCATTCCGCGCTCTTCTCTGAAAATAATTCGATTTCGAAGTATTTATAAGTTGCACTAGCCATGGGAATAGTATATAATCATATAGTGGATCAGAGAGTTATAGGATACAGTCTCTCGATTTCGTCCATAATGGTTAGAAGCGCTTTAAAACAATCCTTAGCTTCTTCGCCGATATCGTCTCTAGTACGGTACTGCTGAAGAATAGCAATTGCTTCTTTACGATCGTCCCATTCGAGATGCTTAGTAGGGAAGCCCTCTAAACGTCTTCTCATAATTTCACCACCCATGAGGTGCGCACCGGTTAGGACATATGCTGCCCCGGCTATTCTTTTTTCGTCTGTAAGCGATAGAATATATACCTTCGCTGCTTCGATCAATGGAAGATCGATGTACGTATTATTTATGTCTTCGAC